ATCGCTATCGAGTGCGTGAACGGGGGAATCGGCCTTCAGATATCTTCCCAGAAAGCGGTGTTCTCGTCCGAGCAGACCACGATCGACACCCGGTTCAAGGAGGAGGAGAGGGTTCGCATCTCCTTCGTGGTTGAGAAACGCACGCTAAACCGTTTGATATACATCTACATCAACGGTATCATGTCCGGGGCGGCGCAATATCCGTCGGAGGATAATTTCCAGCAGAAGGTTCCGCAGGATATCATGATCGGTAGCGAGGGCTGTACGATCGACCTGTATAACATCCGTGTCTACGATAACGACTTGAACCAATACCAGATGCTCGATAACTTCATAGGCGATCTGGACGATTACGACAAGGCGCTGGCTATCTACAACCGGAACCAAGTATATAATGATTATGGGGATATCACCTATCAAAAGGTGTTGGAGCGATTGCCTTGCTTGATCTTCGAGGGGCCGTTGCCTACTTATAAAGGCGATAAGAAAACAAACAAGGTCTATTTTACGGACTTGCAAGAACCCGGGCGATCTTTCTCTTGCGAGAACGTCCAGAATGACGTGCAAGGTACCTCCTCCCAATATTATCCGAGGAAAAACTGGAAGTTCAAGTTCAAGGCAGATATCACCTACACGGAGAGCGGAAGGACATCGCCCACATACGCGTTACGGGCGAATAGCATTCCCGTAAACGCCTTTTGTGTCAAGGCAGATTTCGCCGAGTCATCCGGTACGCACAACACGGGTATGGCCAAGGTCATCAATTCCCTATTGATCGAGATGGGGCTTACCACCCCGCCCCAAAAAACGAACAAGGAAGTCCGCACAACGGTAGACGGCTACCCGATAGCCATCTTCCACCGTGAGACGGCCAGTGATACGCTCGAGTTCGTGGGTAAGTATAATTTCAACAACGACAAGTCCACCGCCGAGACCTTTGGGTTTTCTGATGGTGATGAGAGCTGGGAATTCTCGAACAACACCTCCGATCGTTGCCTCTTCAAGTCCGCCGATTTCTCCGGGACGGACTGGACGAACGACTTCGAGTCCCGCTATCCGGACGATGACGCTATCAACGCCGAGTACGAGGCGGGTACCCGCAAGCCGGAGAAGCTCATGGCCGTTACCTCGTGGGTCGTATCCACCAAGGACAACTTGGATAAATTCAAGAACGAGGTTCGGAATCATTTCAACCTTGATAACTTGATCGCCTACTACCTTATCACCGAGTTGTTCGGTATGGTGGACCAGCGGGCGAAGAACATGTTCCTTACCTATTTCCACGAGGAGGGGAAATGGATCTTTATCTTTTACGACAACGATACCTGTTTCGGCCTGAATAACGAGGGGTTGATCGCTTTCGGATACAATATAGAGTATCACGACAAGATAGGTACGCTAAACGTCTGGAACGGTGAGAGTAGCGTGTTGTGGAACAACCTTGAGAAATGTTTCCCTTCCGAGATCGAGGCGATGTACAAGGATATCCGTACCCGTGGATTGCTCTCGTACGACTTGATCATGTCCGTGTTGAACGGCGAGCAATCGGACAAATGGTGCGAGGCGATCTACAACGCCGACGGCCGTTTCAAGTATATCGACCCGCTGATAGAGGAGGGCAACGGGTCTTACCTGTACGCCGCCCAAGGCTCCCGTATCGAGAACCGTAAGTGGTGGACGTATAACCGCTTCCTTTATATAGACAGTAAGTATACGGCGGGCAGTTTCCTCTCGGATTTCGCGACCTTACGTCTCTATACGCCCCGGGAATGGACGGGCGTGTCCCCGTCGGCCAACATGACGATCATCCCGTACGCCGATCAGTATACCCGTGTCAAGTACGGGTCCTACATGGTGGGGCAACGTACCTACAAGGACGTGCCGGTATTGATCGAGGCCCCCGACATCGTGTTTAATGACACCGAGACGATCATCTATGGGGCGAGCCGGGTAAAGTCACTGGGGGATATGTCGGGGTTGTACGCCGGTACGATCGACGTATCCAAGGCTTCCCGCCTCTCTGAGTTGTTGATCGGTAGCGGCGTGTCGGGCTATCAGAACACGAACCTTACCGTGCTCTCGATCGGCACGAACAACATGCTCCGCAAGCTGGACATCCGTAACTGCCCGAACTTGAGGCAGGCGGTGGATATCTCCGGATGCGAGAACATGGAGGAGGTCTACGCCCAAGGCACTTCCATCACCTCCGTGGTATTGCCGGCAGCTGGTATCCTGTCCAAGTTGTATCTCCCGGCTACCCTCACGGGCTTAACCCTCCGTAACCAATCCAAGCTTACGGACGCTTATTTCGAAATAGCGGGGGTGGAGAGGCTTACGACGATCGTTTGCGAGGATACGGGGATCAACGTGTTCTATCTTATAACTCGGTGCTTGGGTATCAAGAACCCGGTGTTGAACCGTGTCCGCCTTATCAATATCAATGCCTCGGCACCGAACCTGAACGACCTCTATAAATTGATCAAGGTGGGTGGTATCGACGAGAACGGCAATAACGTACAGACCGCCGTCATAACGGGAAAATACCACGCCATATCCGCTACCAGCGATAAGCTAGCCAAGTGCCGGGCGGCTTTTCCGGAGCTGGAGATCACCTATACGACGCTCTTACCGCCGACTATCACGACATTCGTGTTCCGCTCCTCCCAATCCAAGACGATTACCAACGCCGTGTTCGAATGCGGGGATTATGAGTACGAGAAGGTGAACGAGTACACCTACAAGGTGACGGCGGACGATGATTCCATAGTCCCCATCATCTTCAAGTGCGACAACCACAAGGATTTCACCGCCGATTATCTCGTATCCGGAACCCGTACGCAGGACTATACGATCACATACATCCCCTTGCGTACCATCCGGGTAAAGGTCTACGGCCAATCCGTCTATCTATCCGGAGCCATGATCACCACCGATACCAAGAGCTACACGAGCGACGCGAACGGATACGTCTATATCCGTGGTGGCGAGGCGATGAAAGGAACCGTATCAGCGTTGGGCTACGGAAGCAACACGTTTGATTTTCCATCTATCACGAATGACACGAGCCATACGCTGGAGGTGTACGCGGTGGTGGATGTGAAGTTCGTGGTGAAGGGGCAGTTTGGGGCGATCGTTACGGGGGCTACCGTGACTTGCGGTGGCAAGTCGAAGGAGACCAATTTATACGGCGAGTGTATCTTGCAACTGGCGAAGGGGCCGTACGATTACGAGGTGACCCATCCGGATCATTACGATGCCAAGGGAACGGTGAATGTTGGCACGTCCGCCATGAGCGTGAACGTAAAGATGAACATCAACCCCATAGCCATGAATCCAGAGGAGAACGGCAACATACAGATGATGCTAACGGGGCCCTCCTGCTCGATAAGCGTCAACTCCCCTACGGCGAATTACGTAATAGACTGGGGTGACGGCATGACGGAAAACGCCTCGGGTACTGGATCCAAGTCTTATCCACACACCTATGGGGATAACGGGTTGTATCAAGTGGAGGTAAGGAACTGCGGGGATGTCACTTCCTGCATGGCCTCTACCTCTTGTTTGGTGGCGTATTGGAGCATTGGTGGGAGTAAGGTTTATAATATTACTTTTAGAGGATGCTCCAAGTTGATTCACTTTGGCAAGGATGTGTTTAAGAATGATACGAATAGAACTAATGCTTCCTCCTTGCTGTATGAATGCACCAGCCTCACCTCGGTTGACTTGACCTCGCTTGCGTCGTGGGTGAATGTTACGAGTTGCGACTACTTGCTGCAAGGATGCACCAGCCTCACCTCGGTTGACTTGACCCCGCTTGCGTCGTGGGTGAACGTTACGAGTTGCGACTACTTGCTGCGATACTGCTCCAAGTTAACCTCCGTGGACTTGACCCCGCTTGCGTCGTGGGTGAAGGTTACGAATTGCATCTACTTGCTGTATGGCTGCACCAGCCTCACCTCGGTTGATTTGACCCCGCTTGCGTCGTGGGTGAATGTTACGAATTGCAGCGGCTTGCTGCAAAGATGCATCAGCCTCACCTCGGTTGACTTGACCTCGCTTGCGTCGTGGGTGAAGGTTACGAGTTGCAGCTCCTTGCTGTATGAATGCACCAGCCTCACCTCGGTTGACTTGACCTCGCTTGCGTCGTGGGTGAATGTTACGAATTGCAGCGGCTTGCTGTATGGCTGCACCAGCCTCACCTCGGTTGACTTGACCCCGCTTGCGTCGTGGGTGAATGTTACGAATTGCAACTACTTGCTGTATGGCTGCACCAGCCTCACCTCCGTGGACTTGACTCCGCTGGCATCGTGGGTGAAGGTTACGAATTGCATCTACTTGCTGTATGGCTGCACCAGCCTCACCTCCGTGGACTTGACTCCGCTGGCATCGTGGACAAAAATGACAAACAATTCATCCTTTATCTATAATTGCTCCAAACTCATTTTCGTCACCGTCCTCTCCACCACCCCCTTCCCCCTCACCAGCGGAGCCTTGACGAACGGCAACAACTGTCCTATCTACGTGCCGGACGATGCCGTGGATACCTATAAGACGGCCACGAACTGGTCCGCTTACGCATCGAGAATCAAACCCATATCAGAAAAAACGGAGTCATGAGAACAGACGAATCGAACAACAAGCATCTGATAGCGGAGGACGGCAAGGTCTTCCGCCGTATCAGTGACGGATGGATAGCCGGACCGGAAATCTATCTGGGCAAGACCTATCACCTAGGCGGCGAGAGGCTGGATACCCCCTTGGAAGAACTCCCCGGGCACTATGAGGAGATCGACGATCCGGTAGCCGCCGAGACCGTATTGCTTGACGAGGATACCGATATGAAAGAAGCGGTGAGGCCAATGATAGCCGCCGATGCCTCCACCGAACCTCCCGACGATCTTCCCCCGGAACCCCCAAGGGTGACACTGGCCGACTATCGTGCCTTAGAGAGGAAAGTGGAGATGATAATGAGATTATTAGGAATCAACTATAATAACAATTAAAGGATCGGAAGTATGAAAGAATTAAATGAGATTTTTATCGTGGCGTGGATAGTATTCGGATTATACATGCTTGTGTTTTTCGCTGCCATGGCAGATCTATGTAGCGGGATAAGAAAGGCTAAGTTACGTGGCGAGGTAAGATCCAGCTACGGCTTCAAGCGTACGGTAGACAAGCTGGCGAGGTATTACAACCTGCTTATCGCTTTGACCGTTGTGGATTGCATGCAGATGGCCGGCATATGGTATCTGGACATTTTCTACGGGTACCATATACCTATATTCCCGGTTGTAACGATGATCGGGGCTATTGGTCTTGGGATTATCGAGGTAAAAAGCATCTTCGAGAAAGCCGAGGACAAGGTAAGAAGCGATTACCAGCAAGTGCTGATGCTGGCTGGAGAGATCGCCAAGCACCGGACTGATCCGGAGGAGATAGCGAAAGCGGTTGTTGATTATATAAATAAGGGGAGTGGAAAATGAGAAATAATAGTCTGCCCAGAGGGTTGAGAAACAACAACCCCGGGAACATCAGGAGGAACAGCGATGTCTTCCAAGGCGAGAAGACAAGCTCAGACAAAGAGTTCAAGCAATTTAAATCGATGGCATACGGTTACAGGGCGATCTTCAAGATCCTGTCTAACTATTACCGGAACTATAAGCTGGATACGATCCGCAAGATGATAGGAAGATGGGCCCCACCGAAAGAGAACCATACGGAAAAGTACATCCAATTTGTATCTGACTACGCAGGAATCCCGGCTGACGATCCGATAAACATCAACGACCGAGAACAGATGATTCGGATTGTGGCAGGGATGAGCCGATTTGAGAATGGGAGAGAGGCTGATATGTCAGATGTTATTGCGGGGTGGAATTTATTATGAGAACGGGAATGATTTGCGGGATGCTGGCGATAGCCGGTATCCTCTTCCTGTCCGGGTGTCGAACCAAGATACAGCCTGTCGCTATCAAGAATCGTATAGACTCGATCTATATAGACAAGTTGGTACCTTACCCTATGCCTGTAGATAGCGCCTCTATCCGTGCGTTGATGGAATGCGATGAGAACGGTAAGGTAGTCCTTCGTTGGCTGGACATGGCCAACACCAAGAACGTAGAGCTCATGTTCGCCTTGGATAGCCTCGGTAACGTGATCGCCAATATGAGGGTTCCTAGGGATACGTTATATCTCCCGTCGAAAGAGGTATATGTCGATCGTAAGGTCGAGGTCCCGATCCCTGTGGAGAAGGAGTTGTCCCGTTGGGAGAAAATAAAGATCGAGGTCGGTGGGTGGGCTATAGGCTTGTTGTCCGGGCTGGCCGTTTTTTGTATAGGTTATGTCGTAATAAGGTTTTTAAGAAAGTAAAAATCACAATTTAATATTTGTTTGGTGTTTTAGTTTTTCATCTTCTATACCAGAGAAAGTTTTATTGTTTTAAAAACAGTGTTTTGAAAAATACTTGTAATGTGGGTAAAGTTGTTTTCGTTTATCTATATTTGTCCGCATATTAATATTAAACTAATGCCGTTATGATAGAATATGAAATATCAGATAGTGAACGTATTTTCTTGAAATCTCAAAATATAAGTGTATATGAACTCTTTAATGCTAAAGGAAGACCAATACCACAATGTAAACAAGAAATGGAAAATCATGGTAAATTATTTGCTTATAATACAACTGCTTGTCGAAAATATGGACATACATTGAGATCAAGAAGTGGACATTGTATTCAATGTAACACAGCTAGAATAGCATTTCAAAGAAGACATGAATCTGCAGGTATGGTATATATTGCAGGATCATTAAAAGGATCAATTATTAAAATAGGATATACTAAAGATGTGCAAATTCGTGAGGAGTCACTGAATCGTACAGAATATGCGGGATACTATGATTGGATTGTATTATTTGCTATTAGAAGTATAAATGCAGGAGAAATTGAATCTAGATTAGATATGGCATTAAAAGAATATTCTTTTTCTCTTGACTATTTACATGATGGAGGACTTCAAGAAGCAAATGAGGTTTTTAAATGTAGTTATTTAAAATGCCGACAAAAGATATTGGATATTTGTAAATCATGCTGTTATAATTATAACATTGTTGTTGATTTAAATAAAGATGAATATAATTTTGTGGATTGAATATGTATCTAGTTTATGAACTTTTGAGTTTTTCGGTGGTGATTTAGATCAGACTAGGTGATAGTTAACGCTAACTGAAAATTATAAAAGTGCTTTTTGTAGATGATTATCTGCCTGTAAATATGCAATTTTCAGAATAGCTGATCACAATGACTAGTATATTTACATTCAAAAAAATAATTTTTCTCATTATAAAAGGTGATCATTTAGACACTCTTTACAATAACAAAACTATAGGATGGGTATGGAAGATATTGTTGGTAAATATATAAAACAATTACACGAACCAAATCATCGTTTTAAATCTTGGGAACACTGCTTTATGGCTTTTTCGGATTTTAATAATGATGTTGATTATCTGACATTGCAGTTGGCTTTTTATTTAGCGAGCTGGGGGATGTATAGAGGTTCTTCAGAATTACTTCAGAAAGATTATTTGATACATGAACCTATTGTCGAGATCATACGATCTAATAGCGCATTAAGAAAAGAAAATATTGCTTCTGATGATATAAAACCAATAAATGAAATCGTTAAAAAGATCAAGGATGTATATGAAGTGAAGAATGTCAGCTGTACTTTAGTTTCGAAAATACTATTAGGTACTTTAGGTTGCATGCCTGCGCTAGATCGATTTTTTTGTGATGGATGGAAGATATGTGAAGAGACAAAAGAGTTTCCTATAAATCTACAAAATATCATATCCTTTGCAGATAAACATAAGATTGAAATAAAGGAATGTAAGAATTGTATAAAAAGCGATGTCATTTATCCCCCTATGAAAATTGTAGATATGTATTTTTGGCAAATAGGGTATGATGAGTATCTTAAAAAGAAAAATATAAATAGTATATAGGTTGGTGTATTATAATACCTATCTTTGTCTCGGCATTAATGGAGTCATAGTTAAAGTTAAAGCGTCTAGGGTAGTGATATTCGGGCTCTTTTTTATATTTCTTTTTTTCAAAATACACAACTTCTCAAATAATTCCCTACATTTGGGAAATCCTTAAAAGTAATCACTATGGCAAAAGATCCTACACCCTCACAGGTTGCGACCAATGCGTTGCAGGGAATTCCTTTCGGTTCTATTATAGGAGGCCCATTGAGAGCCTGTGTAGAGGCCCAAGAGGAACAAGCGAAAGCCGCTGCTGAGTTCATGAAAGAAACCGAGCTTAACTCGGATAAAGAGGCAGAAGAGAAAGAATAGTTTGAATCCTTAAATCAAATGATCATGAAAGCGGAGAAACAATATAAAGAGGCTACTTCCCGAGTAATACAACCGTTGAAAGGTGGTGGTGGGTATGTTGTTAATAACAGATTAGATTCTATTATCCAAACAAAATTATCAGATATAATAAGTGGATCAAGGAAAGAGAAAAATCTAGTTCAACGAATGGTTCGTGTAGCTCCTAGCCCTTATGATTCGACTTCTGATAATATTATTGCTGCATGGAATGAATTGGATAACGATTTGACCGTAGCTATAGCAGAAGCTATTGCTGGTGTACAAGGTGGTGGACCATATACTCCACATCAAAAACAATATTTAATGAGGCCAACAGCCGCTAACTGGGGATATTGTATAGAGGAAAAACTGAATGACAAAGCCGGAGATAATGATTGGGGTACACAAGAAGTATTGGGTGGTTCTAGACCAGATTACCACAAAGAAATTGATTCTACTCATGTATTTGCGGATCTCACGACTGATAGAGAATCGGGCGGTATCGGGCTTCATATTTGGGAGAAATTGAAAAAAGGTAGAAATACATATGCGGGAAGTGTGGGAGCAGATGTAACTTATACGCAAACAGGGCCTACAACATCGGTGGTATATGTACCAACCCAAAAAGAACAGGCTGCTCATCTTTTAAGACTGTTTGACAGAGTTGACTATGAAGTTACAGAGGATATGGATAATGTAAAATATAGATTAAGCAGATGCGCTAGTGGAATGGTCGGTAATTATTCTACTACAATTCAAAGAGCCCTTGAAATTCTTTCAACTTCATCAGATGATGATGATAATACGTCAGAAGAGGATATGTCAGATTAATTCGTGACTAATTCAAAATCATCCATTCCCAACGCATTTCTAACCTTTAACCTTCAAGTCAAGATCCTTTATGACAAGGTTAGAACGTCCACCATCTTCTAGAGGATATTCGATGGACGTTCTTTTTTTGTATATCTTTACCGTAAAAAACAATGACCTTTGAAGAAGCTATTTCTAAGCGTAAGCAAATCAATAGTTACGTTATCGGCCTCCCGATAAAGGAAGGCAAGAGGATCACCTCCCTGTTCATCGGCCCCACAGATTGGGATCGTATGTGCGATTACATGAACATGCAGAACCAGAAAGGCCATGAGATTGCCCGGATCAAGTTCGCCAATGAGAGCTTTTCCGTATACGGTGTATCGGAAAATGAATTGTCTGACGGAACTCCTCGTTGGGATATGTTGAATTTGGGTCGCTGGGAGGAGGAAATCTTAAACTGAGTATAAATGAAATATCGGGGATTGATATGGCCTAGCTATCAATCCCCGGCATTTAAAATAGCAACCTCCCATCCTTCTTATCCATCACCGCATTGAAAACACTTTTATAGGTCTCATACAACTCCTTCCGGCTTTCCGGCCCCGGCCAATCGACGAAAGACTCCCCGGCAAAGAATTTCCAAGCGAAGATCCGTTTGGCTTTTTCGGACAACCCTAACTTTTTATGAAGCCTTATCCAATATCGTAGGATCATCAGCCTTCTTCTTCAAAAAATCATTATTAATGACATACGCATCCATCCTTTCGGGAGGAAATGGGCGGAGCAATCTTTCAATCTCTGTTTTTGCTAGCTTCGGGTCTAGCCATCTTTCTTCGTCCTCCATGGACAAAATAGCCGGCATGCGATGCTTCGTATTATGGATATAATCCGTTAGTGAATTTGGATCGGTTGTAATGATTGAGAAGCTTTTTACAACTTCACCGGTTGTTTTATCCAGCCACTCGTCATAAATCCCTGCCATCGAGAAAATAGGCTCATCTTTTACGTATATGTAATAAGGTATCTTCTTATTTCCTTCATGCCGCCATTCGAAATAGCCAGTACTAGGTACAATACACCTTTTCTTCATGATCGGTTCCCGAAACGAGGGCTTCTGAAAGATAGTATCAGTCCGTGCGTTCAATGTCATGCGTTTTATCTCATCAGCTTGCTTCTTGTCCTTAACCCAGATCGGAATCAAGCCCCACTTGAAACTTTGAACCTCCCGATCTGCGGTTATAATCGGATAGTCTGGAAAAGTGAATGCGTTAACCCTGTATTGCTCTTGTTCCTCCAGAATTTTTTCAGCGATTTCTACCACGCTTAGATTCCGACCATAACGAGCCGCAAGTTCTTTCGCCTTCTTGGACATTGAGTTATAGAAGCACATATCATTTAATATTTATGATGTCAGACAATCTTGTAGTATAACAAGGGGATAGGAGCTCTTGTTTCAGTTTCCACTTCCTCCGGCCACCTTGTACCGCTAAAGTAAGATTATTCCTGTTAAATCCGCTATTCAATCGGTCTACCACTTTCATGAGCTTCTTTTGTCTCTCTCTATCTACGTTATCGAACATGTTTTGCTGGATCGCACTATCAGGAACGATATCGATGATAATAACCCCGGCTTTCTTGAAAAAATATCCTTTTCTGTAAATGTTCCGGAGGGCTATCAACGCATAGTGTACGATCTCTGGCGTGCTGTTCGTTGGTACCGGTAGCTTGACCACGCAATTCTGGAAGTATTGGGGTAGATCCTCCCGAAAATTATTCGTATGTATGAATACCATGAGCGCTTGAGCGCAGGATCTTTGTTTGCGAAGCTTTCCTGCGCAAATACTGGCGTAAGAGGATACGGCCTCTTCCAGTCCCTCAATCTCGGATATCGCCTCGCCAAATGCCCTGCTGGTGCATATCTGTTTCTTATCCGGGGTTACCAGCTCTAGGTCTATGCAGGATTCCCAATTTAATTCTTTCCAAGTACGTTCCCCTACGACTGTCATTTGTTGACGTACCCAGTTTCTAGGCATCAGAGAGAAATCGTATGCCGTACTTACACCATACACGGAGAGTCGTTTCGTGTGTCGGTAACCAATACCCCATACGTCCCCGATCTCTGTCCGTTTAAGCGCCTCGATCCGTTTTTCTTCCGTGTCAATGATACACACGCCTTTATACCCTTTATATTTCTTTGCGAATTTGTTTGCGACCTTGGCGAGAGTTTTTGTCGGGGCAATACCCATCGATACGGGAATCCCGGTTCCCTTGGAGACAGTTCGTATTATCTCTTCTCCATATTCTTTCAGGTCGTATCTCTCAAAACCGGAGAAATCCAGAAAACATTCGTCGATCGAATACACCTCAATGTTTGGAGAATAGGAGGAAAGCATTGTCATTACCCGGTTGGACATATCCCCATACAACGTATAATTGGATGAGAACACGCCAATACCATACCGCTCGATCTCGTTCTTGATCTGATAGGCTGGCACTCCCATCTTTATACCTAATGCTTTCGCTTCGTTTGATCGAGCGATCACACAACCGTCATTATTAGACAATACGACAACAGGGCGGTTATTCCAATTAGGATTGAAGGCACGCTCACATGATGCGTAGAAATTATTGCAATCCACGAGAGCGATCATTGTCTTTTCCTCCTGTTTTTCTTGATCGTGTAGGTGACGATCCCCCATACCATGAATTCATTATCTTTGGTGACCTTGATAGGCGGATATTTAGCGTTGGAGGGTACCAGCCATGCGGCGTCCGATTCCAGTCTTACCCTTTTCACCGTAAAATCCCCATCGATAAAGCAAACTGCCAGATCATCGTCCATTAGCTCCAAC